CCACTTCAACTAAGGAGATAACATGGCAATCACCGAAGATGAAATCTCGGATGCAGGAGAAGCCCCCCTCCGAGTTAAAACCGATGAGGGCTATATCGAAGAACGTCCAATTCACGAACTTGTCAGAGCAGACCAATACTCAAACACCAAGGGTGCTGGTGACGCGGTGCCTTGGGGTATCCGGTGTGCAAGAATCAAACCTGGAGGATCAGTTGTATGAGTGACGAAGTAAAAGTAACTGCAAGTCTGGAGATCATCAACGATACGTTTCGCTTGGAGAAAACCGGCAGAACTACACTCACCTTTGACCAAACAACCAAGGGTGGTGGTGTTCCGGGTACAATTACCATCCCTGCTGCCGACACTGTCGTAGACTTGTCGGACCTAGGAACCGAGGGTTGGCTTTGGATGAAGAACCTCGACGCGACCAATTACGTTAGTTGGGGTCCGGACAACGGTAGTTCTGCTATCGCCAAGGTTGGCCGGTTGGAGGCTGGCGAACCCGCGTTGTTCAGACTAGAACCCGGTCTGACACTCCGGATGCAGGCAAACGTAGCTCCCTGTCAAGTCCAAATCCTTGCTTGTGAGGATTAGTCATGGTAACTGCATCAAGAGCTCCTGGTCTGGTAGACCAGTATGGCAACCCGCTCCTTAGTGACCGAATATCTGAGCTACGGGCCAAGCTCCGTCAAGCCCAGATGCAAGTCATTAAAGCGAAGTACGATGCAGCCCAGACTTCCACGGGAAATGAGAATCATTGGGCCAACACGGATAACTTCGATCCTCATACAGTGGCGAACCTGACCGTTCGACGATACTTGCGGTCCCGTTCACGCTACGAGATTATCGAAAACAATCCGTACCTGAAAGGTGTGGCCCTCACACTGGCCAACGATTTTGTTGGTGGTGGTCCAAAACTCAAAATCACCGATAAAAGACTTTCCCCGGAAAGACAGAAGGTCATTGAGGATCGGTGGAATAAGTGGACCAAAGTCACCAAAATGCGTCAAAAACTCTGGCGTATGCGTATGGCCAAGATTACTGATGGTGAAACCTTTATGCGGGCGTATCAGAAACGCCGGCAAAAGGGACCCATCAAACTCAATTTCCAGGTTTTGGAAACTGACCGCATCAGTTCCGGTTCAACATACTCAGCAACTTCCCAAACCTCTCGCACTAGTGAGATTGATGGGGTTCGCTTTGACAACTATGATGAACCGCTGGAGTATCACATACTCCACAGACATCCGGGTGGTTCCACACTGTCAGCTCCCATTACCACTCGAAGTAATGGACAGTGGATCAATGAGAAGTTTATGATTCATTGGTTCAGACAGGACCGTGGTTGGTTGCGTGGTATCCCTGAACTGGCACCGTCTCTTGCTCTGTGTGCTATCCTTAGACGGTACACACTGGCAATTGTACGACACGCCGAATTGGCGGCTAGTCTGTCAGCTATTATCGAAACAGAAGGTCCGGCAAGTTCCAACCCTTGGACCGATGGTGCCGGTAACACCCTGTCAGACGACCCGTTTGATGTGTTCCCCATCGAGTACGGTATGATTATGAATCTGCCGTGGGGTTACACGATGAAGCAATTGGATGCCGTTCCTCTTGGAGTGCAATACGACGAATTTGTTGGTTCGATACTCCGAGAAATCCTCCGGCCCTTGCTTGTACCCTACAACATCACGGCAGGTACATCCAAGGACAGTAATATGGCCTCATCCGTTGTGGATGTTGACATGTACAAGTCGGGACAGAAAGCAGAACGGCTACACTGCAACGAAGAAGTCCTAGACCCTGTCCTGGATTTGTGGTGGTTCGAAGCACTGCGACTCCAAGGCTACCTAGGTGACAACTTTTTGTCAAGTGACCCCTCATTTGCTTGGGAGGCACCTGAACATACATGGCATTGGGATAAGATTGGTATTGACCATACCGATCCAACCAAGGTTGCCAAAGCACTCGAAACCCTCCGCACTAACCACTTCATCACTGACCGTGATATTCAAGAGCAGTATCACAACCGGAGTGTTGAGGAATGGAGAGCAGAAGTGGAGGAAGAAGAGGAATGGCGGCAATCACTCCCAGAAAACGAACTCCCGGATGATACACCCATTACAGGAGAAAAAGATGATGAAACTGTAGGTGCTGGAGCATAACCCTTTCCCCTAATAAAAGCAGGAGAAACGCCAATGGCAAAGACGTTACCTCCAATCAAAGCAAATCGCAAGGTTCCGCAACGAATCAATTTGGTTGGAGAAGTTCAACTGGCTGCCAAGCAGGGAGACGACGAGTCCCCGAAGTTTGTCTTGATGGCCAATACAGGAATCCCAATGCGGCTTCCCGGTTTCTTCGACCCTGTTATTGTCGATTTGACGGGAGCCCAGTTCGACCAGGACATGACTCCTGTTATTGTAGACCACGATCCTTCCCAGAGAATCGGGCACACGGTTGAAGCAGCGATTATTCCGAATGGCGAGACTAAGATGGTCAATGGCAAGCCGGTCGCTGGACCGATGATTGCTGCCGTTGGTGTCAAGTCTTCCAAGATGGAAGTTGCTAACCAGTTCATCGAAGATGCTCAAGAAGGATTCCCGTTTCAAGTCTCCATCGGAGCAAGCATCGTCCCTGGAAAGGTATTCCATGTGGATGAAAAGCAAAGTGTGGAAGTCAATGGCCGCACATGGAAGGGTCCGTTGATTGTGGCCAAACGGACAGTCATACGAGAGTTATCGGTCACAGTGTTGGGTGCTGATGGAAATACATCCGCGACCCTTGCCGCTACTTCATTCAGTTCTGCGAAAGGAAAAAAGAAAATGACGTTCGAAGAATTCGTCGCCTCGCTTCACTTGGACATCACGGCAATGTCCGAGGAGCAAACTACGGCTCTCAAGGCTCAGTGGGAATTGACCAAAAAGCCGAATCCCACCGAACCCAACGACACGGAGCCCAACAACAATCCGGGAAATCAGCCTCAAAACGTGCAGGCTACCCAGACCCTGGACCTCACCAATCATCGTGCCACCATGGCCGATGAGACTGCTCGCATCGACGGCATCAATGCGTGCATGTCCAACTTCACCGGTCTCACCGAAGTGAAGATTGACGACAAGAAGATGCCGATCCTGGAAGCCAAGCAACACGCTATCCGAGAAGGCATGTCGGTCAACGACTTCGAGTTGATTTGCCGCCGCTCGGAGTACCCGCAATCTAGCGGGCCGGCGATCCACATTCAGAACACGGAAATTGACCAGAAGCCCTTGGTTGCTTCTCTCCTCCGTCAGACCGGGTGTGTGCAGAGTGGCTACAACAAGACCAGGGACCTCAAGTATGGTCTGGAGGCCATGTTTGATGCCAACACCCTGGAGAAGTCCCACGAGCGTATCTACAACGGTGCCGCATCGTTGCGAACTCTGATGGCCATGCAGGTCAACGCTGTTGGTAAGCACATTGGTGCCCACGCCAGCATGGAAGAGATCCACGCCGCTGCTGTTGCTGCTCACAATGAGGTTATGGCCTCTGGCTTCTCCACGTTGAGTATCACCAACATCCTGGAAGACGCGATGCACAAGACTGCATTGGCCTCTTTCAATGCCGTGGAATCGGTTTGGCCTTATATCTGTGGTCGTCGTCCGGTCAACGACTTCAAGGCCCACAACCTGTACCGCTTGGACTTCAATGGAGATTACGTCAAGGTCGCCGCCGATGGTGAACTCAAGCATATCTCCATGACGGACACCAAGTACACCATCCAAGCCGATACTTACGGTGCGATGGTGACGATCGATCGAAAGACCATCAAGAACGATGACCTTTCGATGGTGATTGCCAAGGCGAGAGCGTTGGGCAGCCTGGGTGCCGCTCGAATCGAGGAATCGGTCTTGGTCTTGCTCCTCAGCAATCCGAGTTCGTTCTTCTCTGCTGGCAACGGCAACCTTCTGACTGGTGCCAGCTCGGCTCTGAGCATCCCTGGTCTCACCAATGCCAAGCAGAAGTTCCGTGACTTGGTCATCAACAACAAGCCGATTGGTGTCAGTCCGACCATTCTGCTCTGTGGTACTCCGCTTGAGGAAACGGCAAACCGTCTGTGGGCCGAAGACCGCTTCGATCCGACTCGTGGTGACAATGCGTTCACGAACAACCCGCACAAGGGAATGTATCGTCCGTATGTCAGTCCGTACCTCAGTAACACTGCTGTCTTGGACCAAGACCAGAACGCAATCAGTGGTCAATCCGACACCAAGTGGTTCTTGTTCGCTGACCCGAACTCGCCGCAAGGTTCGGCAATCACGATTGCCTTCATGGACGGTCGCGAAACCCCGCACTTCGCGGAAGCCGAGACTCAGTTCAACGTCCCGGATGGTATGCAGTTCCGCTCTTATCTGGATTGGGGTGTAGCGATGCACGTGACCCAGATGGGCTTGCAGTCCAACGGAACCTGATCTATCTAACCAGCACGAAAAGGAGAGTTCGAGATGAATGAACTTTTGCAAAATCTGGCAACCGGAGCAAGTGGTTCCGATGGGACTGTCACAGTCTCTCAACCGCTTGTCGCTTTTGTTGAGGAAGTAGGTTACAAGCTGAAAGGCAAACCTACCATCAGCAAAAAGGGTCTGGTTGTGAAGTGTAAGGACCTGTGCATCGTTGCCGCGAAGGTCCAAAAGAAGGTGATGGCAGAAATGCTTGAGCCTGAGCCCGAAGAGGAAACTCCTGAAAAGGAACCTCCGAAGGACAAGGACAAGGACAAAACCCCCAAGAAAGATTCGTAACGAAAGGAAATTGAATCATGGCTCAGACACTTGAAGCTATTTTTCACCAAGGTGACCAGCGACGAATTGACCACACCCCGAGTGGTGCGGCCCTCGTCAGTGGTCAAATCATCAGCAAGGGCGGCATTGCTGCTGTCTGTACTTCTCCAGAAGGCATTGCTGATGGTGCGTTGGGTGCCGTCGATGTAGACGGTACCTACAAGATCAAGAAGGGTGCTGTAGTCTTCTCCGAAGGTGACGTTGTCGGTTGGGATGACACAAACAACACCGCAGTCGTTGACGGCGATCCGAACAACGATTTCGACCTCGGCATGGCTACTCAAGATGCAGCGTCTGGTGACGACTATGTCTTGTGCTGGCTCAACAAGCAATCTATTAACTAAGGAGACGTTCACATGGCTCTTGTTCCTCAAGACTCTGCGATGCCAGCTGTTACCGATCCCGGTGACGCTGGAACCATTGATGACGATGGTAACAACTTTGGAGTGTGCGAATTGGTTTCAGCTGGTCCTGAGACTCGTGTACTCGGTACCCCAACCCGTGTTGGACAACGACTGAGTATCGTCATGAAGGAGGATGGTGGTGACATCGTCCTCACTTGTGCCTCGATTCTCAACGCAACAGGCAACAACACAGTCACGTTCGCGGATGAAAGTGACGTCATTGATCTTCTGGCGGTTGAGAAGAACACTGGTGGTCTCGTCTGGCGTATCGTTGGCAATGATGGGGCCGCGTTGTCCACCGTTTAGTGGTCGTGTTGGTTGGTTGGAGGCTCCCTGGTCCCGGTTCTCGTTCGCCGGGCCAGGGAGTCATTGGTCGAGGAGTCCGTCATGCCCAGAAGAATCGAGCGATTTATTGCTCGTCGTATAATCACCAATATCCTTGAAAAGATAAAGGAAACTTCGATGATTGAGTTTTTCAAAGGAAAGAAGACATACCTTGTGGCAGCAGGCATGATTGTCTACGCCGTGCTTGGTATGCAACTTGGTCAACTTGACCAGGATACCACCGTTCAATTGATCCTACAAGCACTGGGCTTCACGGGACTCCGATTGGGCATTGCCAAAGGAAGTTAAGATGGCTCATCCATCATTCCAAGAACGTCTGCTGTATGCTGGACAACGGTTCAATGAAGTCAACACAGAAAAGGTTTCTCTCACCAGAAGCGGGACCACTGTGACCGACAAGAACGCTAGTCCCATCCTACTCAGACCCGAGGAGTTTGTTCCCGGTATTGGAGTGACACGCATTGAGCATCAAGGCTTCGCAATTGATGTGGACCAGTACGATTTTGGTTCTGGCCCAACTCATCCGAATCACGGAGACGTGATTACTAGAGCAGATGGAGAAGAGTTTCGGGTAGTCAATCTCAATAACAACCCTGTGTTCCAGTATGTAACCTCCAATCGGGAGCGTTACTTACTGGTCACAGAACGTATCAAGGAGGTATAACATGTCAACTCCTATTACGGATATTCGAGATGCAGTGTACACCCGCATTGCTTTGCAAAAGGCTTTGTCAGCTTTTGTGAATAATGACTTCACCCTCGTAAAAACTTGGTATCCATATGACAGGCTTGAGTCTCATCACGCAGATCACCCAAATGGAAAAGTATACGTGATTGGCCAAGCCCCAGGTGAAGGGATAAATCAGGCTAGGTCCAACAAGGTGTTCCGCCGCGAATACCCAGTGCAAGTCGGATTCCAGATAACAGGAGTTGATCCTGCTGACGACACAGCCATTGACACTTATGTCCAACTGGTTGAAGAACTAGACAATCTGTGTATCCAACTTGTGGACCCTGATTACTTCTCCTTCTTACGATTGGAGTACATGGCAGACGATTCAGGACTGCCACTGAGCTTCATGGGCTTGCGAGAGTTTGACATGTTCGAAGCCTACTTCACGGCATACTACAACTTTGTTGTGACTCCATAGAAAGGATAGCGTAATGGCAGACACACAACGAACTAAGTCACAGTTAGAAACTCTGTTCGCAGACAATGTGACTGGAGATATTAGTCCCCAAGACTTACGGGACTTCATGACTACCGTAATGAATCGTATTTCTGGGTACCATAATGGTACACTCCCCCCTCAAGGGACAGACCAATCCACTGCGATTGGTGTGAACCCAGGAACTACGGACATCACGAGTCCAAATGGCGTTGCAGGTGTTCAACTACCGAACATCACAAACGCACCCGAAGGAACCGTAGTAGAGCTTGTAGTCGGAGATGGAGCAGGGAACTTGTTAGTCTATCCTGCAACAGATGAAGTCATCTCAACTGCTGGTTTGAATGGTTCCGTGACTGTCCAAAAACAGCATGTGTGCATATTCAAGAGGCATCAAAGCATCTGGTACCACACATCGCTTACTCCATAACCCATCACTGGCCTCTGTGCCCTAGCAGAAAGGTGATGTAATGGCTGGAGGATTTTCATCAGGCTTTAGTAACGGCTTTGACCAAATCTCAGGAGGAATACCCATGAGTGGTCCAAAAACTGGACACAAGATGAAACTGTATCGGAACACTGGCACGTATGCTGTTCCGACCTGGAGTATCGTGGACGAAGTTGGTGATGTGAGTATCCCTGACATGTCTCGTGGCATGGCAGAACTCAAGCGACGAGCCAACGACTTTACGAAGAGCCTTGCGACCCTGATCCAATCAATCGCAATTGAATTCAGACTTCATCACGGTCTGGATTCAACAACCTTTGATGCCATCCGTGCAAACTTCTTCACGGGTGCTGCTGAGGAATGGGCTGTGATGAATGGAGACATTGCTACCTCTGGGAACGAAGGGATGCGTATCCCTGTCCTGTTTGAGCAGTTTCCATGGGACCAAGCCCTCGAAGAAGTTTCCGGTCACGACTGTCGCCTGATTGTCGCGTACATGGAAGAGTCCGGAACTGAAATTGATCCCGAATGGTACGTTGTACCCTAACCAATAAAAGCACCCCAATAGAAAGGACATACAATGTCTGCTGACGATGCTTTAAGGGCTCGGATTAACGCGGCTAAGGAAGAGGGCACAAGTGGCAAACCTGTCCAGCCCTTGAAAGTCAACCGCATCCCCAAGTTCAAGCTGACTGTAGGTGAACTCAAACAAGTCGCCAAACAGAACTTGGACCACCCCAACTCCAAGGTTTTCCTCAGTGCAGTACGAGGACAAACCGACGACAAGGAAATGGTTGTTGACCGTGTGGACATCGAAGCGTTACTCGATGACAGGAATGTACTCATCGAGACTCGCATCGAGCCCGTGTCCGGAGAAAACTCCGACATCAAAATCGTGTCCAAGACACTTGGCCCCCCGCGTCAAGTCAAACCGGAACCCAAACCCAAACCCAAGATGAAGAAGGAGTAACCAATGCCTGACCAACCGACTGGTAAGCGTAGACGAAACCAACGTCTCCGCGAGAGACTCCTAGCCCGTCTAGACCAGAAGCTAACCGAAGCGGTTGCTGCTGACCTGATGGACCAGGATGAAGCTGATGAGATTCGGGAAGAAACCAAAGCTCTACCGTGGGCTCTGATCATTCCCATCCTCGTTGAAATCATGAAGATGCTCATGGAGCGTTTTCAAAACCGTTAGCCACCTGACTTGGAAGCCCCATCCCGTTACCTCTCCTCGGCGGGGTGGGGTCTTCCTTAACCAATGGAGACCAACCATGCGTAAATCAGTATATCCAGATGTTTGGGGAGTCATCGCTCTCCTTCTGATGTTCGTCGCGTTTCCCGCCACTGCATACCAACTCCGGGCCCAAGAGATTGCGGTGCCCGTCGAGGCTGAGGTTCAATCTTCCCCAAAGAAGGTCACGGCGAAGATTATCAGTCGCTACCAAGAACAACCTGTGCATCCAATGGACTGTATCGAAATTGAGCTGGACACAATACCCGTAGATGGTATTCCCACCATCAAGTATGGGTGTCATCCAGAACCAAGGTTGGCCCGCATAGGAACTGACATCAAGACAGGCAAACCATTTCTTATCTTTCAAGCAGGCAAACCCGGTAGCTTTGGTCTGTTTGTCTCATCATATCACAGTGCAACAAACCATCTGACAAAGTTCGAAGTGATAACGGGAGGGGAAGAAGATAACCCCCCTTTTCCTCCGGACGAGACACCCACCCCTATTGGACAACAGTGGGTTATAATAATCTACGAGACGAAGGACAAGACGATGGAGTTGGGGAATCTCCTGGAGAATCCGACCCTCCTCTCTTACCTCTCCGAAAAGAAACACCGCTACCGTCCAGTAGACGTGACGAATCAGACAGCGGAGTGGTTGAACCCTTACCGAACAAAGATTGCAAAGGAGGGTCTTGCCCTACCAGTCCTCGCCCTAGCCCCACTTGGAGGTTTTGGCGAAAACGCTGAACCCTACCTCCAAGAGTTGAAAGTTGTTACCGATTCCCAGGGTAATAAAAGCATCCCACCAGAACAAGTCATTGACACCCTAAAGAAGTTCGGAGGTTAGTCATGAAAGAACAACTTAATCTACCCGACTTGAGTAACCGTAGTGCCGGCCTCTTGCAACGTGATAAGAGTGCGTTCAATGCCTGTTATGGAGACGGAGACATCCCAACCATTGCAGACAAGGGGATCAAACTTATCCCGCGTACACGTTGGGTCAACAAGATTGGTGTGGGTGAACATGTCTGGTGGATGTACGACCAGCTTGACGGCATGTGTGCCTCCAACGGTGCGGCCCAGTGCATGATGGTCCTTCGCAATCAGGCTCGCCTTCCCAAGATTGCTCTTTCCCCAGAAGAACTCTACCGCCACGTTGGTAGATGGGGAACTGGTTCCACTCTGCAAGAAAACATCAGAATGTTGATGCGAGAAGGTATTGCCACCCGTGCGACCATGAAACGCATGTGGCCATACACTCGCCAAGACATTCCATCCGATCTTGACGAAGAACGCAAGCAATTCATCTTGCTGGAAGCCTTCGACCTAGGTGGCAGCTTCGAGGCTCTTGTGACCGCCCTCCACAAACGGATGGTTTGTTACATTGGTCTTGATTGGCCCCGCCTCGGCCCCCATGCTGTTTGCTGTACCGATTGGGTAGACGGACACATTGAAGGTCCGAATAGCTGGATGAAAAAGGAAGGGCCACGAGACGGCAAAACTGGATGGTACAGCCTCTCTGAGAAAACTTACAAAAGAGCCCGACCAACTGTATTTGGGTCATATGCTTTCCGCGTAATCACGGAAGCAGACAATGACCCCCAACCACCAACCCCCGGAGTTTAGCATGAGCGATGAAAAGAATGTGGAACTACCAAACATCGGTGAACCCAAGTTCACTGACTACAAAGGTCGAGAGTGGGATGTGAAGCTCACTCTAGGCAGTGCCAAAAGAATTGATGCTTCAGACTTCTCTGACATTCGTGCCAAGAAGTTCAGCATCCTTGAGCCAAGCAGAGAGTTGTTCATGGAAATCCTGAATGACACTAGCTTGGTCATGGCGATTGCCTGGGTTATCGTGCAACCCCAAGTCAAAGAAAACTTCAAGGACTATCCCAAGTGCTTCAATGAAGATGGAACAGTCAACCTCAACGAAGCAGAACTAGAATTCCTAGAGGGTATGGACGGCCCAACAATCATGGCCGGTCGTGAGGCGGTGTGGAGTGCCGTCGCGGATTTTTTCCCCGAACACAAGACCGGCTTATTGATCTTGATGCAACAGTTTCTGAAGAGTCACAAGAGACTGGCAGTGGAGTTGAAGGGGATGGAGATGGAGATCGACAAGATCTTCGAGAAGGAACTGGACAAGGGGATTCAGGACTTTCGACAGGAAGTGGCCCAATTCGACAGAAAGACCCTCGGAAGGAAGCGTGGCTAAACGTCCACCACGTTGCGGGTGTACTGTCATGGCCTCCTGAGTATTGGTATCCATTAACTCTACGAGAGTTGTTGCACTACCACGATATTAAGCTCTTAACAGAGTGGGACCACACTGCTACCTTAGCGGCACTCACCTACAACTTGACTGTTGTGGTAACTGGTCTTGCTTCCAAGAGCAAAGTTAAACCTCGAAGTGTCCAATACTTCCACCCATACCGTAAAAAGAAACGGGAAGGGTTGCGAATCACGGGCGACGAAGAGTCGATGAGCTTACTCAGAATGTTAGGCAATGCAATCGCAAGGTGTTGACATGGTTGTTGGTATCAAACCAGTGTTTAAGATGAAGTTCTTTGATAGGTCCATTATCACACGTAACTGGACCCGGATCAATGAACGACCACTCGCCAAAGCTGGTGCCCTAGTCCGTGTCATCGCCAGAGGTTCAATCAAACGAAGAATCGGTCATAAGCGAGGAAAGAACCAAGATGTGACACGCCGCGTATCGTTTGCGAAACCGTCACCAGTGGGTTCCCCTCCCTATAGTAGACGTTCCGGGAAACTCCCACCATTCAAGATGATTTTTAACTTACCTGACAAATTTGGCACAAGTGAGATCGTTGGAATGGTGGGGTTTTTCGGGACCAAGGGTCCGGCAACTCCCGGATTACATGAGCATGGAGGTATGGCTTCACGTAAAGTGATTCGCCGTACCATCATGACTCGTACAGATACACGCAACCGTAGAGTGTGGAAAGGATTCGCCGGATGGCAATCAGAACCAAGAACTGAAACAAGAGTTGTAAGACGCAACTGGAGTCGGCATCGACAAACAGTGCGGTACCCCAAAAGACCATTTATGCACCCTGCATTGATTAAAGCCAGAACGAAATTGCCAAAGTTCTGGCGGAACTCCGTCCGTAAGTAGAAAGGATAGTCATGACAAAACCTATTGGAGAACTCAACGGCAAGTGGGCAATGATGTTGAAGTTTACATTAGTCTGCTTTCCGATATTCACAGGACTCATCGCCACCTGGGCCATATGGGTCACTTGTGAAATATTCGAATCCCGGTCATTCCGGGCCCTCCATGCTGTCAACGATACTCCCCGTGTCACTGCTATGGAAAAGAAACAAGACACCATCCACGAAAACCAAATACGTATGATGGTGAAACTCGACAACCTTTCCCAGAAAATAGATTGACATTTGGGCAGTAGTCATTCTGCCCCGCTCACTCCCTAATAAACGCAAGGAATTAAACCATGGCCTCAACAGGTGGAATCAAAGCTGGTAAGGCTTTCATCCTAATCGAAGCGGTAGACAAGACTGCCTTTGTTTTACGCCGAATAGGGTCACGCATGACAGCTTTTGGTGACAAGATGATGGCAATGGGTCGTACCATGATGACCCAAGGGTTGCTGGCTCTTACTCCTCAAGCTGCATCCATCAAGGTGTTCGCAAACTTCGACCAGTCCATGAAAATCCTCCAGGCTCGCTCGCGTGGTACTACGGAGGAATTAGCGGCACTGGAACGTCAAGCCAAACAACTTGGACGCACCACGGTATTCACTGCCGCTGAGGTTGGTGACTTGATGGTTATCCTCGGTCGTCGTGGTTTTCAGCGTAGCGAAATCCTAGACATGACTCCTGAGATTCTATCTCTTGCCCGTGCTGCTGGTGAGGGTAAGAATAAGGCTGAGGACATGCAGTATGCAGCGAACCTGACTGCTGGTGCGATTCGTGTGTGGGGTCATGAAGCTGCACAATCAGGCCAGATTGCTGATGTGTTCACCACTGCTGTAAATAACAGTGCTTTGACAATGGCTACTCTCCAGGAATCTATGTCGTTCGTGGCTCCCATTGCTAAGAACGCGGATATGTCCCTGCGTGAGACTGTTACCACCCTTGGTGAATTGTCCAACATGTGGATTGAAGCCAGTCGTGGTGGTACCGCAATGCGGCGTATGATTATCGAACTCGTTAAGAACGTAGACGACTTGACGGGTAAGAAGATCAATATCATGGATGCCCAAGGCGGCTTGCTATCTCTCCCAGAAGTGATGAAGCAGATCAATAAAGCCACTGAGGGTATGGGTACTGTTGAACGTCTCAAAGTCTTTGAGGAAATCTTCGGTGCCCGTGCGATTGCCGCTGGTGCTGGACTTGCTGACATGGCGGAGCAATCCAATGTCTTACGCCAAGCAATGAAGAACACAGACGGTGCCACCAAGAAGACTGCAAGCCTCATGGATACGGCCCTTATGGCTTCCCTCTGGCGTTTGCTGTCTGCTATCCAAGGTATCGCTATTGAAATCGGTGAAGCCCTAGCTCCAGCTCTCAAAGAGTTTGAGAAACGGTTCATGGTCATAGCTGACGGTGTTTCCGAATGGGTCAAGCAGAACCAACACTTGATTGTCCAGGTCACAGCCATCACAATGGGTGTCATCGCCGCTGGTGCTGCCCTGATGGTACTGGGACTGATTGTCAAGACTGTTGGCATCGCGTTCATGCTTGCTGGTCTGGCGGTTAAGATATTTGCCGGCATCATAGCATTACTAACAAGTCCCTTGGGTCTGGTCCTTGCTGCTGTTAGTGCCATTGCATTTGCCGCGTACCATATGTCAGACACTTTCCGCAATAATGTCAATGGTGCCCTCAACTTCGTCATAGAGCGATTCCAACGTATGGGGGCAGCAGTCCAAAAAGCCTGGGGTGGAGTTGCAAAGGCTCTCGCCATGGGTGACATTGAGACTGCCTGGAAGATCGGGGTTATGGGACTCCGCCTCGTTTGGCTTGAGTTCCTAGATATGATCCTGGTGCCCTGGAACGCTTTCATCGGAACCATGGAGGACTTGTGGAATGGCTTCATGTCTTACATGGGGTTACGTGGTAGTCAAGAACTTGAGACGTTCACACAGAAGTGGTTGGATACCCAACGCAAGATAGCCAACTGGCTACTGACCAAATCTGCTGACGAAGACAGTATGTTCCATGGTGTAGCAACTGCTATCCTCGGAGTAGATATGGCTGAGGAAGTCAAACGAGGCAAACGTCTCGATGAACAGATTGCTGCCATGAATGACGAAGCTCTACTTGGTCCTGAATCTGACGCTCTCCAAGATGCGATTAACCAAGTCAACAAAAAGTATGACAAGATGATTGCTGACGCAAGGGACAGTCGTGCTAGAAGTGCAAGGGAACGTCGAGCTGAAATTGACCGCTTGAATGAGGAGCTAGATCGAGAAATTGAAATACTCCGACAAAAACAGCAACAGAAAGAGAAAGAGGAAAAACAGAAGAGACAGCGATCCATTGATGAACAAAGTGGACGAGCAGGACAGCGACCTCCATCTGCTACAAAGGTAGTCTCACCAGAGCTACACAAGGGTCTTGAAAAAGGAACGGTCGCAGCGGCACAGCAATTCCAGAGGAACATGTATAACCAACGTAATCTGGAAAACATTGCACAAGACCAGCTTACTGTCCAAGAAGACATCAGAGACGCTGTTCAACAAAATAACCAAGAACCTGTTGAAGCTCTGTAAGGAGTACATACCATGCCTACGATACTTGGAGTTAAACGTAGTGACATTACCCATACAAAGGAGTCAAAGAAAACTGGGAAACTACGGGTCATAGAAAAGAAGTTTAACAGGACTCACTACGTACTGGCAGATACAATTGATCAATCAATTGAAATCATCCAAGCTACCACTGGGTTGCCCCAAATCTATGACACAGAAAATGGGGCTTCTGTTATCAATGTAGAAACAGAAGAAGTTGACAATGTGGTCCACCCTAACACGGGTGTGGCCACTACGTTGTGGGAACACAAGTCCGAATACGATTCATCCGTGGACCCTAACGAACACCGCCCAGGTGAAGAAGATGATCCAACCATTAAGACTCCTACAGTACGTTGGTCTGGTGAAATCGAAGAAGAGTTGATGGAAGAAGATGTCAACGGGAAAGCTGTGGCTACTGTTCTTGGAGAACAGATTATAGCCACCAAACAATACGTGATGCCTATCCTGGAAATCACACGCTATGAAAACTTTCCCTTTGATCCAAACATCATCCTGAACTACACTTCCAAGATTAACTCCCAAGAGTTCTGGGGTGCCAAGCCTGGTACTGCCCTCATGCTTCCCATGGAAGTAGACGAAGAAACCGTGGCACAGGTACGATACGCCATTGTCAAGTACCGTATCAAGTTCAAGATAAAGCCAGGAGAAGATGAACCCTGGAAACTGAGATTGTTGCATCAGGGTTACAAGTACCTTCCTGTCAAGGGTGACGCAAACTACAAACCTGTCTACAATGAAGAGCGGGGTATCTACATTCAGCCGCCTCGCGTGAATACTCCGACAGAAGGTGGTTCCCCAGAACTTGTCAACCTGAACTTGGATGGCACACGAAACTTCACTGACAAACCTGTGTTTGTGGAGTTTGACCAGTTCGAGAAGATCAATTTCAATAACCTTTCACTTGGACCATTCTAAGGGGTTAGCTATGACCATATTTGCTTTTCAAGATCGAGACATAGCCGCAACCCTCAAACAAATGGCTATAGAGAGAAAGGGAACCCCACTCACTAACCGTGGAGGGAAATCGGGACAACCACCCCAACGACCGACCTTTATCCGGTCCTATCTGGCTGTACCCAATGAGCGTATCCCTGGAGCAGTTCGGATATATGGTCCTGACACCAACATTGATTCTCTAACCAATGAGTACACAACCTACCGCTGGCGGCTCAAGCTAGGGTCGGGTCTGTGTACTCTCCACCAGAGAAACTTGTACCCTTGGGACCAAACGGATCATGCTGATGCCAACGATGGGAGTAACTTGTATACCCGGCCCGCCGTGGACCTGAACAGGACTACAATCCAACGTCGAGTATACAACTTCTCATCCGAAGCAATCGAAGTGAATGAGAATCCCGGAGACGATATGCCATGTGGCGACCAAGCACCTATCCTCTATGTTGTGGAGGATATGTGGGGTTCGCTTTACGCTGTAAAAGAAATCTCCATGCCCTGTACCTCGTCTGCTTCATCCTCGGAATCAGTGGGTTCCTCGGTCAGTTCCGCAGGTAGTGTGAGTAGCAGTGAGTCCACATGCCAACAAAAGTTTACCGGCTCTATTGAAGTGTGTATTGGCGACCCTGAACGAGTGTATGATAACATTGTGTTCCCAATGCAAGAGCTTCACTTTAAGCAAGGTGTCCTTTGCTACGTCGAAGATATTTCACCTGTAGTCGTTGACATTTGCTGTAGTGGAGAGTTTACATGATTAAGTAGAGGAGATTCCCTAATGGGACCAACCAACCTAACCAACTTCTTCGACCAAATCTACTGCGTTAATCTTGACAGACGACCAGACCGTTGGGAAGCCTTCCAAGAACGGATTCCCGACGACTGGCCGTTTGGTCCTATCTACCATGTTCAAGCCCTCGATGGTCAACTAATGCCTCGCCCTAAATGGTGGGCTGCCGGACCTGGGGCTTGGGGCTGTTATCGTACCCATCTCCGTTTGATGGAGGATGCGATGAACAACCAGTACAAAAGGATTCTCATCTTTGAAGATGACGCAGTATTTCCTACAGACTTTACTCGGGATGTGACCCGGTACATTTCATCTCTCCCAGAGAATTGGAGCATTGCCTACTTAGGTGGTCAACACTTAAAAGCTCGATTGCATCCTCCAACAAAAGTCAATGAACATGTGTTCCGACCATATAACGTAAACCGGACACATGCTTATGCTCTCCAGCTCCCAGGCTTAAAGAAAGTCTACCAGCACTTGTGTGCTAAGGACTGGAATACAGGGCACCACATAGACCACCACTTAGGTCGCTACCACCAACAGGCAAAGGATGTATATTGTCCAGCAGAATGGCTAGTAGGTCAGGCTGCCGGCAAATCCAACATCTCTGGGAAGGAAAGAAAAGAATACTTCTGGATGCCTGCAAAGAAAACCATTGTGGACGTCAAGGAACAACCTTTTGTTGCTGTTGTTGGATTGCACTCCTCCGGCTCATCAGCTATAGCAGGATTGCTCCATCATCTAGGAGTAAACATGGGTGACGTTCTCAAAGGTAGGTATGGTGACGACCCTGACGGAGATTGTGGATTTGAAGCTGTAGGACTGATGGGTATCTGTGAAACCATACTACCTTTCCCTGATACCAAGTTCAAGATTCCTCGGGGGAAAATCTGGAAGAAACTCCGGCACTGGATAAACTTTAGACGTAGGGTTGGGTTCAACCAACAAGTAGTTGTCGGAGGCAAATACCCAACCCTCTGTGTCTTAGGCGACCACTTGATGAACATCTGCAAGGATCAATTGTATGTTGTGAACTGTGCCCGTCCTCTTGAGGAATCCCTTATCAGTGTTGTCCAACGCACTGGTAACAAAAAGGCCATCAAGCATCAAGAATGGTTGTACGAAGAGAAACGCAAGTTCCTTGACAAGATGGACCAACGCAAAGTTATTACAATCAGTTATCCCCATCTCTTGGATAATCCACAACGAGAAGTCAGGAGATTAACCGAATTCCTCCAGCAAGTAAACTTGCAACCAACCCCCAAACAGATCAAACGTGCAGTACGTTCCATTGACCCTTCCAAGCGTACTGTTACAGGAGAAGAACGATGAACCCCACAGTATGGACCTATTGGGAAGGCAAGTCCTCTCCCATCATTGAACTGTGTTTGGAAACTCTCAAACGCCATAACAAAAACCTAGAAGTCCTGACACCCGAAACAGTCAAACTTCCTCCTGCTCATGCAGAGCTAGTCAAGGGTATCCCCATACCCCAACGCTCCGACCTAACACGTTTGTATTATATCTACAAGTTCGGGGGTATGTGGGTGGACGCAGATTGCATAGCTATCCGGCCTCTAGATTTACACTTGCAAGTGCCCAATGCAGACCTAGTTGGTGTTTGGAACAAGTACATGACCAAAGGCTTTGGTATGCGTGGGATGCTGGC